GCCACAATTTCGGCTCCACTTAACTCTTTTCCGTCATCCACATCAAACCCATTTTCTGCGTGCTACTCTATAGATTGCAGATTAAGCAACCCTGCCCCCCGCTTGATCTGCACCACAATACAAATGGGGGCTGGATCCTTTACGATTGAGTTCTTTTGTCTTTTGCGTAAAGCAGCCGTCAGTCCAGCCTACACTGTTTTTAATATAGATGCCAACAATGGTGTAACCCGTTTAGGGTGCTGGTATGGTCATCCAGCTTACGGAGAAAATTTTGTTTTGTATGGACAAAGCGGTGCCGTGCTTTACGACATGGCCTCAAGGCCCCCAATAGGAGAGTGGATCCATGTTGCTTTTGTCCGAACTGGTACAACGATGAGGAGCTACCTAAACGGCGTTCAAGATGCTAACGTTATCACTTTGTCTACTAACTTTTCGCCAGCAAGCGGCGCTACTTATCTTGCTTGCACTGACAACAACACCGCTGGCAGCGGCAGCGGCGACCCGTTTAACGGCTTAATTAGCAACCTGCGAATGACGGCTAATGTTGCGGTTTATACTGGAAACTTTACTGTACCAACCTCGCCATTAACACCTACGCAATCAGCGGGCACAAACATAGCTGCTATCACTGGGACTGATTGTAAATTTTTAGCTTTTGTAAGGCCATTCCTTAACCAAGGAACTGCTGGTACTTCGGACTTGATAATATATCGCCCATTGGACGGATCAGGCTTGGCTACAGATTGGACTGGAACACACCCAGTCATTGTTGCTGAAAGCCCATTTGGTCTTGCGTCGCGCACCGCACCAACTTCGCTTGTGCCGTGGAGCAACGCCACTTTTGGTGGCAGTATAGGGCCTGTTAGTGTGCCCGTGTCTGGAACGTCAGGAACCGCAGGGAACTCAACGTACAGCATCTCCTCTACTGCGGATTTTGGGATGGGCAACGGTGCTTACACAATTGAGTTTTGGGCATACATTATGGATGCCACTCGCGGAATAGATTTTATCAACATCAGCGCCACCCCCGGATCGCAAGAGATCCGCATATACACTGATTCTGTCAACTCTTTTGCTTGGACGGTTCAAATAAACGGCACAAAATATTTTGCCAACACTGCTTATAATGCAACACAATTTTTTGGACAGTGGTGCTATATTGCCTTGTCAAGAGTTTCGGCCACGGAAACGCGTTTTTTTATAAACGGCGCTCAAATCGGCTCCACACTAACTACAAATTACAACACAGGAAGTTCAGCCCAGCTTTTAATTGGTAACCCAAAAAGCCTTGGAGCTAGGATGGCTAGCCTTCGAGTCCTGAAAGGGGTAGGGTCTTACAACGGAACTTTTTCGCTGCCCACTAGCCCAAACACCAACACGCCTTCTGCTAACTGCAAGTTGCTATTGAATCAAGGCGGCGGCATGATAGACCAAACGGGAAAAGCCAATTTAGTTGGCGCTACGTTTCCACCATATGACTCTACAACGCAAGTGAAATACGGCACATCGTCTTTTAAAGTTAATGCAGGAACAAATGAATATTTTACTAATTACTATTTAGATTCATCCTTCGGTGGAAATATTACGTTTGGGCGCGGCTCTTTTACAATCGAGTGTTTTGTCTGGATAGCTTCATCCATTGCCGATAGAGGGTTTTTCCAAATAAATACTACCTCTGGCGGTTTTGGTGGAGTTGGCGGCGTTGCGCTTGGCATTGGTAGCTCAAACAACGCAAAGCTCTTTTATGGGACAGCGAGTTCCGCGCTAGGCACAGCAAGCTTATTGCCGTACGACACATGGAACCACGTTGCGGTGGTTAGAACAACCGTGCAGGTTAACTCGCCGTTTTCCTTGACTGGAACTATTCGAGTTTATATCAACGGAATACAAGACGCAGCGCTTACCGCTACAGACAACACTGATTACACCGCATCGTATTTGACGTTAGGTGGCTATGAAAACACCACTAAGCTTTTGAGCGGGTATATAGACGAATTTAGAATTTCTAGATACCCAGTTTACACAGCTAACTTTACGCCTCCAACGGCGGCGTTTCCAGATAGTTAAGAGGAAAACAAATGAAAATTGCAATTTTGTCTACTCCCATAGTTGTGGGTTTTCCGCATGAGTTGTTTCCAACAACAGGGTTTCCTGAAAGCGGGCCAAATCAAGAGTTTTTAACTGAAAACAATGCAAAATTTTGCTATTCGCATAAAACACATGATCCGTTGACTGAGGTGCTTGAACAGTGCGAGCCTTATGAAGAAGGTGAGTATGTTTACATTGTTAAAGCCAAGCCTTTGACAAGCGAAGAAATTGAAGCGCAAAAATCTTCGTCGATGCAAAATGTTCGATTTCACAGAACCTTGCTTCTGAAAGAATGCGACTGGACGCAATTGGAAGACGTTCCAGCAGAAATTAAATCGGTTTGGCTGGAATACCGACAAGCTCTAAGAGACATAACAAAAAACGTCACGGACGCAAGAAACACAAGTTCAATCGTATGGCCGACAAAACCCACTAACGTAACGGAGTGATAAATGAACGAAGCAAAAGTAACACTGAGCCTAGAGCTAACAAACCAAGTCGTGGCTTATTTAAGCAAGCGTCCGTACGAAGAGGTTTTTCAGCTTATTGAAAAAATTCAAAGCGAGTACAGAGCGAGCCTTGTTCCCAAGGTGGAAGAAAGCGAAGGCGGCGATGGAGCAACTTGAAAAAGATTTTGCAGTCCACGAGGCTGTGTGCGCAACCCGTTATGAGGCTATCCAAAAGTCGCTAGCGGAGGGTGATAAGCGCATGACGAAGATCGAGTACCTGTTGTACGCGTTGATGATTTGCGTGCTGTTTGGCCCGGGTGTGGCTGCCGATTTCGTCAAAAATCTTTTAGGATTATGAGATCGATCCGCTCAGCCTGTTGCTCGCAGCAAATGCCTGCTGCGTCGCCATCAAAGAAGGTGCCGAGCTTTACAGGCAGGCCAAAGCTTCTTTCTTGGAAGTCAAGTCCACTTATGAAGAAGTTGCTGGTATCGCCAACGAGGTCACAACATTCTGGCAAAAGCTCTTTGGAAAAAAATCAAAAGCCAAGCCTCTGGCGCAAGCGACAAGAAAAAAGACAAAGTATGTAGCGATCGACGAACATGCGGTGATGTCTGACATCGTCGTTCAGTTGACAAATTTTTTTAAAATTCAGGAGCAGTTGATTGAGCATCTGAGGATCGAAGAAAAAAAATCACAAACAGAAGTTGATACATCCCATTCGGTTATGGAGTCGGCCCTCCAGCGCGTGTTAATCAAAGACAGGCTCGCCCAGTTGGAAACGGAAATTCGCGAGGCAATGATCTATAACACCCCGCCAGAGATGGGTGCCATGTGGTCAAAGACGCTCGAGATGCGCAACGTGATAAAGGTAGAGCAGGACAAAGCCCGAAAGAAGCGAGATGAAGATGCATGGTTACGAAAAGAGCAGGAGCGACTTCACAACGAAAAGGTAACGTACCTAATGGTGACTATCCTATTCCTCCTTTATTTGTGGCTCCTCCTCGCCGTCTTAAACAGGATTGGAAAAGCGTGATGGGCTGGTTGGCGGCTTGTGTACTGGTGGTTTTGCTCCTGCCCTTGGTGGGCATGATGATGTTGGACAATTTGACAATTGCCACCAGAGCCGAAAAAGCTTTGGAGAAAATAGAAAAAATTGAAAAACGAATTGAGAGAGATCAACGTGAAAAAAACCGCAAACAGCCTAATTCTTTCACTGATAATCCTGTGCTTGGTGGGGTGCGAAGACCGCTTCAGATACCCATGCCAAGATCCAAGAAATTGGGAAATTCCTGAATGCAAACCGCCAATTTGCACCGCAACTGGCACTTGCCCTGAAATGCTCATAAAACCCGATGAGGAGAAAAAGTAATGGCAACCGTAGTGTATAGACAAAAAAACCGTTTGACCGCCGATGAAATTGAGGTAAGGGTTTGGGCTTTCGTTATTGTTGTTTTGGTAACCATTTTGCTGGCTTCCATGGGCATGTTTCTCTACTCGGTTTCGTTTGTTCAACAGCCAATGAACGGCCAAATGGCGGCGATTGACCGCGTGTACACGCAGCAAATTTCAACCATCATGGTTTTCATCACTGGCGTTTTAGGTGGTGTTGCTGGGCGGTCTGGTGTAAGGGCTGTGGCAAATGCGATTGCAAAAGCAGAAGCCAACGATAACGACGGGCAAACACCATGAGCCTGCTTAACCCGTACGTTCTGCTCTTCATTGCTTTGACGGTGTTTTCCGCTTTTGGTGGCGGATACTGGAAGGGGTCACAAGCCGAGCAAGATCGTCAACAAGTGGAGATTGCCCGCTTAAACAGCGAGGCGCGAGAAACTGAACAACGCATGGCGGTGGTAGCCCAGACCTATGCCCAAACTTTAAGGAAAGCCAACGATGTTGCACGGATTAAAGAAACTAAGTTGCGTACTGATCTTGCCTCTGGCGAGCGTAAGCTGTTCATTCCTGTCAAAGCGCCCAACTGCCCCGTACCAGCCACCGCAGATGCCCCCGCTCCCAGCGGAGATACAGAAACAAGAGCCGAGCTTGACCCAAGAATTGCTCAAGCTCTTGTCGATCTCACCAGCCGAGGCGACGAAGCCATCCGCAGCCTCAACACCTGCATCGACCAATACGAAAAAGTAAGGAGTCTTAAATGAACCTGTCACCAAATTTCACCCTCGAAGAACTGACGCACACAGATCACAGGCAATACGATAACTCCCCAAATGATGCCGAACTGGCTAATTTGGTGCGTCTGGCCCAGTTTCTTGAGCAGGTGAAAGAGGCCGTGGGCGGCAAGCCAGTGATCGTGAATAGTGCGTTTCGCAGTGCGGAGGTCAACCAAGCGGTGGGTTCGACCGAGCGGTCACAGCATCGACGTGGCTGCGCGGCTGATATCCGAGTCGTTGGGATGACCCCAAATGAGGTGGTTAATGCAATTATTGCGGCCAATCTCCCATACGACCAAGTAATCCGCGAGTTCGACCGATGGACGCATGTTTCAATCCCCAACACCGATGAGGCGGAACCCCGCTCCATGGCGCTAATTATTGACAAATCGGGCACAAGAGCGTTTGCGTAATCTGGGCAGACAACTTAAAATGAAGCAGGTGTAGGGCAAACAAGCGAAAGGCAGCAGGTTATGGCAACAGCAGTGGCGCAGACTTATGCCAATTTGGTCACCAGCGTTGAAGCTTATTTAGAGCGAACTGACGCAACAACGCTAGCTTACATACCGACTTTTATTATGTTGGCCGAGCACGTGCTCGCCGCAGATTTAAAATTCCTTGGAAAT